GAATATGTCTATATATTATCCAACACTAGTGTCAAATGGCTCAATATCTTCTTCTTCGTCTACCAAGGCGGCAGTATATTTCACATCATTAGCGTTTAGTAATGCTCTATTTTGTCCTTCGCGCAATGCTAGTTTTAGGAAATCACCAGTAAGGTTATTTTGTGCTGTCTTCGCAAAAAACTCACCTTTATTTTTAACATCTGCTCCGTATTGGTTTAGTTGCTGGGCAAATGAAAGAATGCTTCCTTTGTGCCCAGCAGTAACAAGACTTACATCAACATCAGACAAACTCAAGTTTGATACTTCTTTATCCAACTGTGCCGCGCTTGTATTCCAGTTATTACCAACAACTGTTAGTAGTTCTTGTGTATTCGTAGATACACTATTGACAATACCATTTAGTTCGCTACTGATTTGTGCTGTTTTTGCTGTAACAAATGCTTCCATTTCTGTGAATACACTACCTGAACGTGGGTCTGTAATATCAACACTACCACCAAAATCTCCAGGAACATCCAAGTAATCACCATTTAGACCAGCGGTTAGTTCATCATACATTGTAGCAAGTGTGCCTGTTGTACCATCACTGTCCAGTATATCCATTCCTTGCTTATAACTATCAAGGAAAACTTCGTGTCCGTAACCAGCACTTGTTCCCAACATATCACGCATAAGAACAGAACCATCTGGACCAGAACCATTACCGTAGATACCAGAAAGAACATCAAAGTTAGCTTGTGATAAGAAACCTGTTTCAGCCATAACATAGTTCAGGTCAGTCGAATCAACCATTTCGCTCATCATTTCACCAAGCTCGCCCACATTAGCCAACTTTCCTACTTCTATGGAAGTGAACTTTTCAGCCATTTCACCAAAGTCACTAAAGGATTTACCAACCGCAGAACCAAGAACATTTTGGAAGTTTGTTACATCACCTAATGAGTTTAGATTGATGCTTGACCCCATAACCTGTTTGATATCAATCAAGTCCTGTACATTAGTCATACCGTTCATAATGCCTTGGATTTTATCTTGATATATACCGTTGGTTAAATCATCTAAAGGAATGCCGTTCTCAAGTAACTTATTAGCAAAGCCACCAATATCACCTAAATCATTTGATAATAGTTGCGAAGCTATTTGACCAGGTTTCATTAGATTACCAATATCAGCCATATCACCAAACTTACCCAAACTAGCGAAAGATGAACCAAGTTCAGTTAGAGAACCACCTATACCATCAGTAAGACTACCCAGACCGTTAGAAATCACATCGTTAAAGTTATTAAATGCTTCTCCAAGAAACCCACCGTCCGTAAAGTCAGTAAGTGTTCCAGCAATCTCCCCAAAGCCTGTATTTAATGCTCGTGTAAGATTAGGCATCATATCAATACTTGCTTCACTAAACGACAATGCTTGTTGAGCAATCTGGATAGCAGAACTCATATCACCGGGTAAGTATGTTGTTGCGTGGCTTGCGAGAGAAGAAAGCATATCACTTGGATTAGTCATAGCACCAGCGAATGCGGCGGGGGCGGCACCAGTAAGTGCGGCTTTTACAGCGTTAGCACCAGGAATAGCAGCAACAGCGGCTGCGGCGCTTGCCGGAATATATTGCAAAGGATCACCAACATGATCACCGACAGATGCTGCTGCTTTAGCAATACCCCCCAATGCTGCTGTTGGACTTAGGGAACCGCCGGCATTAGTAGCAATCGATGTCATTTTACTAAACATACCACCACCACCGCTCATAGCACCAGCGGCAAAACCAAAACCAGCAGCAGTCATTCCTACACCAGGACACGCCATCTTCTACTCCTACGCTATAATCACGTTATGACTACCAGTAGCACGAGGATGCCCACAAGTATCAACATCGACAACCCGAATAACAGGCTTTCCCTCAACAGTAACCTTCTTACTGCCGCCCGATGTTGATGCCGAACAGTGAATACCACATCCAGGCCTACCACAACAAGGATGCGGTGTTACCCGAATTCCCGGATAGCATAATGGTCTTCCATTCACAGTGACTTTCTTAGAACCAGTGGTAGTTGCTCCACCTGCTGAATTTACATCACCTCTTCTAACTGCTTTTGAGGCCATCTAATGCACCTGCTCCTGCTACTTGGATACCAGATGTACTTTTGATATATGCGTCTTGTAGTTCTTTACGAACTTTTGTTACCATAAGGACACCTGATTTCATAATCTCTACAGTATTATTTATGTCCATACAGAATAGGCTTGGTTGCATATCTACACCAATCTGCCCATTACCAGCATCACCAACCATAAGTGTCGCCGGTTTAGTAACGACATACGACACCATATTTTCTTCTTTTAGTTTAGCAATAATCTCTTCGCCTGTTGGCATTTTGAAGACAAGAATATCGCCTTCTTTATATTTTTGAACTAACACTTTATTCTTCTCCTATGCTTTCTAGATATAAATCTTCACAATAATCTTCACCATCCAATAAATGGTGTGTATTGCAGTCCTTGTCGGTTATTCCAGATATGAACGCATCCGTTGTAGTCTTGTTCCCATTCATAATACTAATGGCATCAAGTCCTGTTTTCCCATAACTCATATATGAAAGTGGAGCGGGTATACACCCGCTCAACAGAAACAACAACGTCATAAACTTCATCCATTATTTATTTCCACTCTTTGATTTGGCGTTCCGTCATAGTTTGAAATGTCTGGTTGCCGCCAGGAACTACCTTGCCGTTAATGTAAATCTGCGGGACAGACTTATGACCTTCACTAATCAAGAACTCCCGTTCTTCGGGTAAGTTCTCAATATTCACTTCTTCATAATCAATGCCCATCGCTTGAAGCTTATGCTTAGTCTCTACACAGTGTGGGCATGTTGTTTTTGTATATACTTTAATCATAGTTCAATGTCTTTAAAAGTGTTTTCATCTAAGTCCTGAATAGTTCCACCAGAAATATATGAAATTATTTCCGTTTCTTGTGGCGCGACTTGGACTTCTGCGCCAGCAATCCATTTCTGTGTCCATGGGAGTGGGTTAGCTTGTGGAACTTTATACGGGGATGGCAACTTGATTGCTTGTAAGCGTTTGTTTGCAATCCACTCAACATAGTTTACCAATAGTTTTTCGTTTAGACCGATCATACTACCGTCTTTGAATAGATAGTGCGCCCAAGCTTTTTCTTGCTCAACAACATCAGTAAAGATTTTTAGGCATTCTTCTTGTGTTTCTTCTGCAATCTTTTTGAAGTCTTTATCATCTTCTGGTAGTAGTTTGATTAGTTGTTGCGTTGCGCCAAGGTGAACATTTTCATCGCGGCAGATTAGCTTGATGATTTTGGCATTGCCTTCCATCTTTTTAAGTTCAGCAAACGCCCAAGCACAAGCAAACGATACGTAGAAACGAACACCTTCCAATGCGTTCACAGCATTGATAGCAAGCCAAATCTTTTTCTTGTGTTCATATTGCTGGTTTTTACCACCATAAGGATGCTGTCTATTATATTGAATCAAATCATCGTAATACTTACTGATAGCATCGGCACAAGCCATTACTTCTTGGTTGTCGTGGATAGCGTCAAATACCTTGCTTGGGTTTGGATATACGTTACGAATAATGTATGTGTAAGAACGACTATGGATTGTTTCGTTGAACGACCAAGTTTCAATGAACGCTTCCAGTTCAGGCAATGATACAATAGGCAAGAACGCCAAGTTAGGTGAACGACCTTGTACACTATCCAAAATGATTTGACGCTTCAAGTTGGATGTGAAGATGTGCTGTTCATACTCACTAAGCTCTTTGAAGTCTTTGGCGTCACGTGTAATATCAACCTCTTGTGGCGTCCAGAAGAAACCAATCTGCTTCTCTGTCAGTTTTTCAAAGGCGGGATACTTCACACTCTCGTAGCGTTGCATACCCATTGGCTCATCCAAGAAAATCTTGGACTTCGTATGGTCTTTCTGTTTCTTATTGAATACTGTCATATCTTCCTCTAGATCACGCATGCATCACAGTCTGCGTCATCAAACTGTGCGTTATTCTCATCATCAAAGTCTGTCTTCTCTGGCTCTTTCACTTCAATCTCACCCTGTCCATCCATTGTGTTGAAATAATACAGGGTCTTTCCGCCCCACTTATACCACATCAACAGGTGCTTCAACAACTCACTCATTGGAATCTTCTCGTCATCATAATGGGCTGGATTATAGCTTGTGTTTGTGGAAATAGTCTGGTCAATATATTTCTGTAATACAGCCATAATCTTCAAATAACCCTCTGGCGACTTTTGATCCCATAGTAGTTCATACTTGTTCTTCAATCGTGGATAACCAGGAACAACTTGCTTCAAGACACCATCTTTGGACTGCTTGACAGATACATACGAGCGTGGTGGCTCAATGCCATTTGTACTGTTACTAATCTGTGCTGATGTTTCTGCTGGCATTAGAGCCATCAATGTGGAGTTACGGATGCCTGTTTCTTTCAACTGCTTACGCAACTCTTTCCAAGGCATGCGCTCTTTGTGCTTTACGAGTTCATCAATGTCTTTCTTGTAGGTATCAATAGGAAGAATACCATCACCATAACGTGTGTGGTCAAGACGGTCACACGCACCTTTCTCTTTGGCTAAGTCTGCTGATGCTTTGATCAAGTAATATGACCAAGCTTCCGCATATTCATCAACCAACTCTAGGTCTGGTTCGCTGTATGTTGAGCCATTCTTGGCGAGGAAATATGCCAAGTTGATAATACCAATACCAAGAGGACGATAATCACTTGAATGTAGTTGAGCAGCAACCACTGGATACTTCTGGTAATCCAATAGCGCATCCAAGCCACGAACAGCAAGCTCACATGGCTTTTTGAACTGATCCGGGTCACTTACATTACCCCAGTTGATAGCACTAAGTGTACAAAGAGCAATACGCCCTTCTTCGTCAAAGATATGCTCCAATGGTTTAGTTGGCAGAGCAATCTCTTGGCAGAGGTTACTCATACGAACTGGCGCAACATCAGGTTTGTACGGTGAATGGTCGTTTACATTATCCACGTTCATCAAGTAGATACGCCCAGTGTTCTTGCGCTCTTCCATAAACGATGAGAACAGTTCTTGTGCTTTTACTGTCTTCTTCCGTAGTCTGGTATTACGCTCTGCTGTCTCGTATAGTTCCTTGAACTTATCGTAGTCATTGAAGAAAGACTCGTAAAGACCAGGTACATCACTTGGTGAGAATAGAGTAATATCTTCGCCTTTGATTAGACGCTCATAGAAAAGTTTGTTGAACTGGACTGAGTAATCAATATGGCGAACACGGTTATCGTCTGTGCCTTTGTTGTTTTTGAGAACGAGAAGGTCTTCTACTTCATAATGCCAGATAGGATAATGGAGCGTAGCAGCACCACCACGCACACCGCCTTGTGAGCATGATTTTACTGCCGTTTGGAAGTGTTTGAAGAACGGAATAACACCAGTGTGGTATGCATCACCGTTACGGATGGGGGAACCAATAGCACGGATTGCGCCAGCACCAATACCAATCCCAGCTTTTTGTGAGACATACTTGACGATAGCAGATGAAGATGCATTCATAGAATCCAATGAGTCATCTGTCTCAATCAAAACACAAGATGAGAACTGACGCTGGGGAGTTCTTACGCCAGCCATAATAGGTGTCGGTAGAGATATATCAAAGTTGGAGATAGCATCGTAGTAATCACGGACCCAACGAAGACGGTCTTTCTTATCATAATGACTGAATAGACTCATAGCCACCAGCATGTAACATACCTGTGGTGTCTCAAAGATTTCTTTGGTTACACGGTTTTGGACAAGATACTTACCTCTAAACTGTTCCATAGCAGCATAGGTAAGGTTATTATCACGGTCATGACGAATGTAGCTGTTTAGTAGGCTATATTCCTCATCATCGTAATCTTCTAGAAGAGATGGGTCATAAAAACCTTGTTCTACATTCTTCTTCACTAGTTCCTTTAGATGCCATGGTTCAAACTGTCCGTAGACTTGTTTGCGTAGATGATAGTTGATTAGTCTTCCGCCCACATACTGATAGTTTGGGGTGTCTTCTGTAATCAGGTCAGCGGCGGATTTAATTAATGTCTCTTGAATATCGGTTGACTTGATACCACTGTAGAACTGAATCTGGGAACGAATCTCTACTTCTGATGCTGATACACCTGTGATACCTTCACAGGCATAAAATACGACTTTATGTAATTTCTCGATATCTAATGGTTCTTTATTGCCATCCCGTTTGACAACAGTTATTTCTGTCATTATTGATCCTCTAAGTTTTTATGTCTTCACTATTATACTGAAAAATAGGTGAAAGTTCAATATGTTTTCTATCTACCACCGCTCCGTGATTAAAGTTGAGAACATACGTATGAATATTCACAGTATTAA